TTTTCTTCCCACTCTTGTTTAGAAACTCTTGCACCCGTCCATTCAGTACGAGCGTCTTTGTATTTTATTTTCCAACCAGATCTATCGCTGATTAGAACTGCGTGTTTGCCTTTTGCATATTTTGGCATGCAATTTACCTAATATAGTTTACTTGTGGTTGTACTATAAAACTAACTCTTTCTCTATCTTCTTCTTTAGCTAATTGCCAATCTCTTTCATATAAAGGAATAAGAGCAGCTAATCTATCAGGTGCTTGCTTTACTGCAAGTTCTACAGATAGACCGCTTACTAATGCTGGCAAATATCTTTTTGGTATTTCTGCATTTTGATCATACGATGCAGTTATATCTTGTGCATACATAATAGTCCAACCAACATATTGATAATATGTTTGATTTGGCACAGGCCATAAATACATTTTATGGTTACTTGTTCCTGATGAATCGTATTGTGTATTTCTTTCTAATGCAAATTGAACAGGTTTTCCTTTAGTCCATTTATTTGGAATAGACATATAGTCATCAAGACTAATACGTTCCATTGGAATGTCATTAGGCTCGCCTGCTGTTTGATTATTTCTTACTACACCATCTAAAACATCTGCATGTATAGATGAATTGAAAGTAATATAATCTTGATCTTTAGTCATGTTAGCTGTATGAAAGTTTAATTGAAATAAATGCACACCTTCATTAGCCCATTTAGTTAGTAATAAGTTTAAAGAACGTCTTGCTGTTTTTAAATCATAACCGCTTTCAGGACTTGCACCTATTCTCTCATAAGCTTCTTGTATAATCTCAGCAGTATCTAAACTCCAATTCCATGTTCCTGAAGTAGCCATAGTGCCCCCTTTACATTACTTTTGTAATGCCATTAATTTTTTCTTCTATATGCTTTAGATGATTATCTTTAATTGTAGAAACACGTTCACTTAAAAGTTTTATTTCACCTTTAAGTTCTTGTATCTCCAAATCATATTTGGAAATTTCCGCCATGTATTAATCCCAATAAACTGTTGCGCTTGCGCCTGAACCAGTTATATCTACAAAGATATTAGTTTCACAGACTCTTCCCATTGCTGGAACTGTAAAGCTTGTCGTACCCTTAGCTGCTACAGATAAACCTAAAATAGCTGTACCTGTTGCACTTTGAGCATCATAAATATCTACTGTTGCATCAGCTGAAGCGCCTGCTTCTAATACTACAGCTAATAAACGTTGTCTATGTGCAGTACTTGTTTGACCATCGGTAGTTGCATCAGCAGTAAAATATGTTGATTGTGTATCACCTTGTATTGTCATTGTAATTCCTTTAAATGGGGAGACCGAAGCCTCCCCTAATTATATTATGCTAGGTTAATATTTTGTTGATACAAAATAGTAGCTCTAACTTCACCAGCATCGGTAGCACCAGTACTAGTCCATGTTAGTTTTACATCTGATGTTCCAACGTCAGCCCATGCTAATGCGCCACCAGCTTCAGTAGTTGGATAACATCTTCCAGCTCCAGAACCTGTTGTAATTGAATAATCATTTATGAAAGTTTTATTTCCACCAACTGTATCACCAATACTAAATACACATGTAGCATTGCCCATTGCTGTAGGCTTATCAAGTACTATGTCTACTATTTGTGAATTAGCTGGTATAACAACAGTCGTATCATTAGCCGCTGATGCGCCACTTGAAAGAGCTGTTCCAGTTGAAAAAGTTTGAGCCATTACTACTTGCCCAATATTTTTTACGTTAGTACCTAAGTCAGTACCAGTTGTGTTTGATATAGGTCCCGCTTTAATCGGTCCCGAAAATGTAGTTGTTCCCATTGTCTTACTCCTTGTTTTTCTGTCTGCTTACGCAGTCAATAGGTTGTTTAGTATAGAAAGGGGGCAAATTTAATTACCCCCTCCCTCAGCCGTTAGGCTGGATTTGAACCGTATAGACCTCTCCAGTCAGAGAATCCAAATGAATATCTCTCTCTAGATTTGTATCTAACGTTACCAGTCTCAAAGTCACCTTCCATTGAAGTTGCGATTGGAGCTCTAGTGAAGTGCTTCATACCGTTTGGTACATCAGTTCTTAACCACCAGAATTTACTGTTAGTAAATCTATGGTTAACATGATATCCACCTGGAACCATACCCGTAGATACGATTGCGTTGACATCATTGTCTGCTGTTCCAACTCTGTATGGAGACGCCATTAGTCTCTCAGCCACAAATACCAATTGTCTTGGAATGTGAAGAGTTCTAGCTTGTGCAGCAATCGGAATAGATTTGTCATCTACAAAACCAGCTACATCAATTAAACCTTGCTCTAGAGAAGTCTCTGAAAGCTCAGCTTGAACTGTAGGAGTGTTAGCTCCTTTTCTGTTGCCAGTAGTTTGTGATCCGTCTTGAAGTGGGTGTAAAGCGTTAATTAATGAAACACCGTCACCACCTGCAAATGCACCACCCGTAAACGAGTTATTGTACACAGCCGCACCTTTAGTTTGTTTAGCAGCAGCCATTGATCTAGCTAATGCTTTTGTTAGTCTGGTAGACAGCTTGTCGTATAAGTTGTCTTCCATAGCTTCTTCAGTGATTGAGAAAGCCATTGCTACAGTTTCGTTTGTGTAGCGTGCTACCCAACCTTCACCTGTATTAGCGTAATTTACGCCTTGACCTTCAAATTTTACTGATGCTTCGCCGAACCCTGGGAAGAGTACTTCTTCCTCAAAAGCTCTATTTGATTTTTCGTTCTCAAACAAAATCGCTGCTTCGTCTTCATAACGTTTATATTCCGTTCCAAAGATTGCATGCAAGCCCGGTACTAATTGTTTAAGTAACTGACCTCTAGTTATAGCCATTGTATACTACCTTTCAATTAAGCAGTCGGGAAGTTGCCATCATAGCGACCCCACGAATGAGTGTTAATTTTAACAAGTACGTTCATTGGAGTTCCAACTGCAGTGTACTCTAAGTTATCCTCAGCAGATCCTAAAATCTGGAAAGGGTAAGCTTGTTGTGTTGCATTTTGCGTGTTACTTGCTGTTGATGAATCAAGAGCTGATCCACCTTTAAATGTTACTGTTGAACCAGTACCTGTTAAGTTCTGTGCTACAGCTCCAACGTCTGCTAAAGTCAATGCTGACCCAGCTTGATCTGCTTCCATTTTGAAGATCGTTGATGGATCATCATAAACATAAGCTTTGAAATTGGATTTTGCTACAGTACTTACGGGAATTGATCTAACAAATCGTACGTCACCTGTACTGTTGTCCTGATATTCAGCACCCCAAAAGACTCCAACGACAGCGCCTAAATCGCCACTCCCGATGTCAGTTACTAATAGACCACTTGATAAAGAACAAGTATCACCTTCAAAAAATGCTGAAGGTGCAGTAGCAGCAACTTGATACCCGTTTCCGTCAACCCAGTTATTTAGACGGATTGTTCCGCCATTGGATTGTCTTACGGGTGATAAACCATAAGCCATAAATTCTCCTTATTGCTTATACACTAAATCCCAATCAGTAACTAACGCGGTGTTAGTCTTGGAACTTAGCTTTGTTCGCCGCTCCTCCTGATACGGAGGTTGAGGATGTATCCTCTACTGGCATACTTGAGTGCGCTTGCGATTTTAAATCTTGCCCATATGCTTGAGCCGCCTTCGCTGTTTGATTTTCGTAGTACTGTCTTTTTTCTTTCATATAATTAGCATCTTGTTTCATCAAGATTAAATCACCTGAACGGACAGCACCTGCGTGCTTACCAGTTGTCATTACGTCAGCTATATAATTCTCACCTAATTCCTCAGGTGTTACTATTTCATAACCTTCGCGCAGACGTTCATGAACATTCGCATCATCTGGGTTATTTAGTAGTTCGTGACGAACCCATAAATATTCTACCCCGTCTGGTGCTTGAGGTGCTTCTAATTTAGAAGGTGCCTCGAATGATCTTTTTGTTCGAGTTGCCGAAGCTCTAGTCGTACGGCTTGTTTTAGTTGCTTGTGTCATATTAGCTCCCCGCCTTATTTTGGCGCATTTTTTCTCGCGCATAGTCTTGATAAGAAACTCCTAGTCTATTTGCCATTTCCACTTCTGGTCCTGTCAAAGTTACTTTTCGTTTTCCCGTTGCGGAGCGCGTTCCGCCTACAACTGTTGGAACTTTCCTAACAGTCTGTTTTCTAAGAGTTGGAAACTCTGATGTTAATCTAGCGTCTAGCTCGCTATAGTATTCATCTGCTACTTCTTGTGGATTAATACCTTCTTCAAGAAGTTCTCTGTGAATAACTAATGCTGCTTGGGTCTTGATCCTGTCTCCAGTCTCGTTGCCCCCAAACCACTTATTCCTTTTCTGCCAAGCTAATGCTTTTCGATCTGGAAGTTGAGCAGTTGGTTTTGCTTTAGTTTCCTTCTTCGCAGTACTGTCGGGTTTATTTGTTCCTAAACCTTTTTCTGCTCTAGCCTTATATTGTTTGGCCACTAGCTTCTCTGCTTTCACAGATGCTAAGACATCAGTTGCCTTAATCTCAGCGTCAACGTCGCTAGCTTCTTTTGCAGTTTTTAGTACACTTAAAGCTTGAGCTTCTTGTGAATCCAATCTTTCCATATATTGGTTGATTGCATCCAGCTCAGAGTCAGCTTGCTTACTTCTAAGTTCGCTTTTCTCATTTAGCCATTCATTCTTTTCAGACTCATAGCTTTTGAGCTTTTCTTCAAGTTCCTTCTTCTGCGCAACAAGTCGCTTAATACGTTTTTCAGCGCGCTTGCCTACTACTTTTTTATCCTTTGGTTCTTCAGTCTCATCTTCTACAGCTTCGGATTCAGTTTCTTCCTCTTCTTCTTCTGTATCTTCTTCGACTACTTCTTCCTCAGGAACCTCAGTATCACTAGGTTCTTCAGTATTTTCTACAGTCTCAATCCCTTGAGCTTCTGTAGTTTCTTCGTCTGGTAACTCAACAACTATATCCTCTTCAGGTTCGTTGTCAATTATACTCTTATTTTCGTCATCTATCATTTAGATCTCCTCGGTTGTGAACCGCGTTTATCACTATCAGTGTATATTGTATACTAATTTGTTTGGTAATGCAAGGCTATTTCGCACTAATCTTTGAAGGATCAGGTACAATAGCTATGATTTCATCATCATTTATAACTGAATACGTTTCTTTTTCGTATACAAACTTAAGTCCTACATACTTTCCTGTCAATACCCAGTCCCCAATCTTAGCCCATTCAGTGTTAGCTTTGTTGTGATCTTTGTATGCATCAGGTCCCATGTCAATAATTTGAGATATAACACATGAAAATTTAGCATGCTCTACTAGTTCATCAGTTAATATAATGCCCCCTGCAGTTTTGTTTTCTATTTCTCTTGGCTTTAGTAATAGTCTATAACCTGCAGGTTTTGGTAAATTTTTCTTACTCATGAGAATCCTTTATAAGTTTAACAAGTTCAGATTGTAATCTATCTTTAAGATCACCTAATGTGTGTTGAATACCTAACATGTATTTATAGTCTTCCATATTAGAAGCACCTTGTAGGATTTGAGCAGTATTAGCTTGTATAGACTCATCTATTATTTTAGATAATCTATCTTTGTAGTCGTTGGCTGATGCCATATTACCTCCTGTAATAGTGAGGGGGCATTACGCCCCACTCGTTTATTTTATTTTTATTTCCTTCGGCCTCTTCTCCTCAGGTACAATTTTCTCTAATTCAATAGATAATAATCCGTTCTCAAATTTGGCGTCATTGACTACCACGTCATCTGCTAATGCAAACGTGCGCGTAAAAGCGCGTTGAGATATGCCACGGTGTACGACATCGTCGGCTTTCTTATCATTTGGTTTAGATTTAATTGTTAATGAATTATCCGCATAATTAATTGATACGTCTTTCTTACCAAATCCAGCTAATGCTAGATCAATAGAATACTTTAGATCATCAATCTTACGAATATTATATGGTGGGTAATTAGGAACATCCAATTCTAACGTTTGTAGTCTATCCCATAAAGAATCAAACCCAACGGTAAATGGTCTGTATGGTTCCCAATCTACGAGTGATTTAATCATAA